TTATCATCGATTCCATTGGATCTAAAACAGTTTCTAAATTTTCAAATAGCGTTGTAAACGTCTTTGCTTACATATTAGTTATAGCACTGTTTATATCACGTGTCAACCAATTATTTTACTACTTTTAAAATAATTGTATCTTTATTTAATCTACCATTAAGCTTGATATCAACTGCATTAATGGTTTCCATAAACTTACGCAATACAACTTTGCCAGCGTTTTTAAACTCTTTAAGCTGTTCGTCTGGTTTACGTAATGTTTTCTGAACACTTAATTTTTCATCCACAAACTGTAATGTAGTACCCTTTACTTGTATTGTGGTATGTTCCTCTGCTACGTACTTCCCTATCTTACGTGTTTTGACATTAAATACCCAAACTTCCTTGGCGCCAATTATATCTACGGGATTAACACTGACAATTTTGTACTTTTCATCAGATTCTTTATACTGTAGTTTAGCAATCATTTTCTCTTTACTAACTGATTTTTTAGCACGAGGAGCACGAGTTGCCTTGGCACTGTCAATAACCATGTCGCATGCTAACATAATGTTTTCAATTGCTTGTAGCCATTTTTTAGCATCGTTCTTTTTTAAATCACCGTATGCTTCTTTTAGTTGTAGTGCATAATCTGCTTCACGCTCGTCCTTGATTTTTTTAATCTGAGCCGGAGTTGGAATTGATTGTACTAACTGTGCTTCATCAAGCTCACCTTGATAAAACTTTTTAATTTTCCTAGCATGTGCCTGTGATACTTTCTTTTCGGCAAAATGTCCAGCAAAATTAAAATCATCAGGATTAAACTTGTCGATATTTAAAATAAGTTCTTCTAACCATTCCTCAATTGCTTCGCAAGCATCTTGTGATTGTTCGGTTATACGTTCTTGAATAGTAGGAACATGAACATTCTTTTTTGTTTTTTCTTCTACTTTCTTTTCTTCTACTATCTTAGCACCTTCAGTAGCAAGATCATCAATCCATTTTACAATACCTGTGCTGTACACTTCTGGTACAAGTTCTGGATGATTGTCTAGCATATAGGATGCACATGCCCAATGACTTTGTCCACCAACTTTCCAATCCGGTAGCTTATTGATAGCAGTAGTAACATCTTTGCTATAGTGCTTTTTAATATATGACTTAACAGTTGTTAGCCATTCTTTTGATTCTACATTGTAGTGTGTGTAATACTTGGCTTTGTTCCATGTTAAGTTTTTTATAGGCATAAGGGGCATCATGTTAGCGCCACGGCGTGCTGAGCGAGGTGTTTTCTTTTTTGGTTTTGTTGCTATTTTAGTTGCTGCTTTTGCCATATGTAGATTTCCTCTTACGAAAATATTTATAACTTACGATAACATACAAATAACATTCTGTCAACCAAGTTCCATAAATACATTATATAAAGGATTGAAGTATGCCAAGATTGAGCATGTGGCGTGAAAACCGCGGCAATGATTACAAGTTTTTCAATGATCGTGCTAGAGAGCAGTTCACCATTGGTGGAACTGGTATCAATATACACAAGTATATTGGTAGCGAAAGTGGTGATGGCACTGATCCAATTAATCCAGCATATGATCCACTTAGTGAACTAAACATACAAGATTTGTTATTCTTAGAAAACAGAGATCGCAAATACGACGAAAACATCTATAACTTACGTGGACATTACAATGTAAACGATACTGACTTTGATCTTAGTCAGTTTGGTTTATTTTTACAAAACGATACAATTTTTGTTACTTTTCACCTAACTGATATGATTGAACGCATTGGCAGAAAACTCATGAGCGGAGATGTAATTGAAATTCCACATTTGCGTGACGATTGGGCATTAGATGAAACAGTGCCTTACGCATTGAGAAAATATTATGTAATACAAGATGCTACTCGTGCTGCTGAGGGATACAGCCCAACATGGTACCCACACCTTTGGAGGATCAAGGCTACTCCGCTAGTAAACGCACAAGAATACAAAGATATTATTGATAATGCTGTTGACGAAGAAACTGATAATCCACTTGGAGATCTTCTAAGTACATACAACAAAGATATTTCTATTAACGATGCTATAGTTGCTCAAGCAGACCAAGATGTACCGCAGGCAGGTTACAACACAGAAGACTTGTATACACTGCCACTTAAAGAAAACGCACAATCGCAGTTTTACGAAACACCAACTGCCGACAACGATACTGTTTTAACAGATAGTCATAAATGGACTGCTGACAGCGAACTGGTGTCAGCTCGAGATAGTGCTTACAATGGATACTTAACCGATGATGCTATACCGCCAAATGGATTTCCAATTAAAACCGGTATTAACTTTCCAAGCGAGCCGCTTGAAGGAGATTACTTTTTGCGTTTAGATTTTTATCCTAATAGATTATTTAGATTCAACGGAACAACTTGGGTCAAGATCGAAGATGATTTAAGACACAGTTACGCACCGCATCAGAGCAAAACTCAGTTAGGAAGCTTTATTAACAACCCAGGCGATGTTGTTGCTCCAAATGGACAAACATTTAGAAGCAAACAGGGACTTAGCGAAGCCATTAAACCTAAGGCAGACAACTAATGACAAACTTTTTTTACGACAAGCAAATAAAAAGATATCTGACGCAAATTGTTAGTGTATTCAGTTTTTTTGAAGTTGAATTTGGATATGACGACGATAGTAATGTTATATACAAACGTGTGCCTGTTAAATACGCAACAAACGACAAAATGACCGCTAGTATTCTTAGAAACAATAGTGAAAACACTATGCTAAATGTTCCGGCTATCAGTATCTACATAACTGGGCTAGACTACCAACGAGAACGCATGCAGGAACCAAGCTTTGTTGACAGAAAGAACATTAGGCAAAAACGTTACGACACTGAAACACAAAGTTACTCAAATGCACCAGGCAATAGTTTCACAGTAGAAAGGCATATGCCAGTGCCTTATAGCTTAAAATTTAATGCTGATATTTGGACCAGTAATACAGAACAAAAACTACAATTACTAGAGCAAATACTTGTACTTTTTAATCCCGACTTTGAAATTCAAAGTACAGACAATTATCTAGACTGGACAAGTTTAAGTTATTTGAATCTTGAAAATGTATCTTATAGCAGTCGCACGGTTCCTGCAGGAAGTCCCGAGGATGTACTTGATGTAGCTACGCTAACTTTTAATGCGCCAATTTGGATTAGTCCTCCTGCTAAACTTAAAAAACTAGGCGTAATTGAAAAAGTTATATCCAGCATATACAACGAAGACGGAACAATGAACCGTGATTTCATCGAAACAAACGAACGCCTTGGGGAAAGAATATACACAACACCAACTGGGTATAATTTAATTATTTTAAATAGTCAAGCTACAATTTATAAACCAGGCAATATTGACTTCAACAACGAAAACTTACCTGAAGCAGAATCAGCAATCAACTGGGCATCGTATGTAAGTATTTTTGGCGAACTTAAAAACGGTATTACTCAATTGAGATTAAGAAAAGATAACCCAGATACTGTTAGTGAAATAGTAGGCACAGTATCATATCATCCAACAGATCCATCTGCATTAATTGTTAATATTGATCAAGATACTATACCTGTTAACAGTTTGACAGCAATTGATGCTATCATTGACCCGCAGCGCAGTGCTCCTGGAATCAATGGTTTACCAGCAGCACAGTTAGGACAAAGATATTTGTTACTTAATCCAATTAACAGTGGCAAAGCAGGTGATCCAAGTTTCGATGGCGCCGATGCGTGGAAAAATGGGCTTGATGATTTTGTGGCTAACGAATACGATATCATACAATACACAGACGCAGGATGGGTAGTATCTTGGTCTGCAGATAGCTTAGATCTTGAGTTTGTTACAAATCTAAAAACTGGCGTACAGTACAAATGGAACGGCTCGGGCTGGGTTAAGTCATACGAAGGCGAATACCCAGCTGGACAATGGAGCCTAGTTTTTTAAGATATATACTATTATGTCTAATAAATCTAGAATCAAAGCATCAGGCGCACTGTTTCTTTCGGTTGAAACAAAAAGATTTTTATTCTTATTAAGAGCCGATGACACATACACAAACACATGGGCTACAGTAGGCGGAAGAGCCGAAAAGAAAGAATCTATTATAGAAAGTTTATCTCGAGAAATTCGGGAAGAAATTGGATTTCTTCCTATTGTGCGAAAAACCATACCTATAGATTTATACATTAGCAACGATAACAGATTTGAATTTCATACTTTTATTTGTTTAGTTGATAAAGAATTTATACCATTGCTAAACAAAGAACACAAAGGCTATGCGTGGACTGACATTGAAAGTTTTCCTAAACCCCTTCATCCGGCACTGTTTAATGCTTTAAAGTCAAATGAATTAAATCAAAAAATTAATAGTGTATTGGACCTATTAGAGGTCAGCATAACTAATGAACTCATTAAAACTGATAGGTTTATAGTTAGGTAGTTTCAGTAAGTTGCGATAACGATCATTTTCATTTGATGTAACACGATAAAATTGTACATCATCGTACGTAATCATAACATGACCCAGGTTTCTGACCCAATTGTCGTCGTGTATTTCGGCATCTATATCAGGATAATGTTCGGTTCCAGCATATACGTTGTTGTTATATCCTAGTTCCGGTTGTCCATCATATCCAAACAAAAACACTTTCTTGGCACCGTGAAAACATGCTAGGTAAGCCGCAGCAGAACCAGCATCTAATCTAACGTTTCCAGGTAAAAGGTTATAACCAGGATACCTTCTTGTAATTTCTTGTGTACTGTATGTTATATCTCTGTATTCTTCAGGTACCAATGATGCCATTACTTGGTGAGTCATAATTAAAAAATCTGGCAGCCATTCCTTAAATACTCCATTGCAGGCATACAATACATTATAATATCTTAGTATTTTTATACTATTACTGTGTTCAATTTTTTTCAATGGACGATTTAATCTACTTTTACCATTTCCTAAACATATAGCATTACCGCTTGGATTTTCAAAAATAATATCGGGTTTCATAAATCTTCTATCAACTTTACCTTGGCCCAACAATACATTAATCCATTCGCCTTCATAACTGTGACTATGAAGTTTTTGTAATGGAGATGTAGATTTTTGTAATGACTTCATTTTAGAATCTTCCTACTAATATTTCAATAACGCCTTGTTCGTCGCTTGTGTGAGACTCGAGTGCTTTACCAATTGCTTGTCCGGCTAGAATATCACGTGGGTGTTTAGCAACTGCTACACCAGGAGTATCGCCTACAACAAGAAAATCTCCACGTTCGATTGTGCCTTGTACTCTACAAGGAACACGACCGATATACGCAACAGGAACTACATGTTCGCCTTCTAATCCGCTGTTCATTAACAGTCCAGGCTTTTCACTAACAGTGCCTACAATCTTATACGAGTCGGGGTTAGCAATTGTTACTTCGGCATCGCCGCCAATTTCTAATACTGTACCAATTGGATATTCAGCATCAGCTAGATATTTTTCTGCCAAGTCGGCATATTGCGAGCTTGTAGCTAAACCTTGGAATTCTCCACCAGCACTTACAATGTTACCTTCTTTGGTGATTCGCATACGTTCAGCAACACTATCAATAGATGTTGAAGTTGCGCTATTGACACCAAATACCATATCGGCTGTGTTGCTGCCTCGATTTTCCATGTTAATGTAACTAAGATATGCGCCGCCGCTGTTTCTAAACGCCATACCTCTGTCATTTTCGTTATCGCTGGCTTGTATGATTACACTATTTTTGCCTGTTCCGTAAACAACAAGATTGCCTTCGGTATCGTAAGTACTTGCGTTGTTAACTGTTAACTGCCCGCTAGTAACGTCATCAGCATCACTGCGAAGGAAGCTAGAAGCCTGCACACCATCCAACAAGTCAGCGTCTAACCCCGAACCTGAACCATCGTTACTTGAACCCCAAAGTGTCCCTTGAGCTGTAGTACTCAAAGACCCTGCAGTACTGAGCGTAGCTTTGTCAGCTCCGTTAACTATGAGTTCTAAAGGGTGGTTAGAGTAGGTACCCATTTTACCTGCACCATGGCCTGTGTGAGAGAACATTGATGTAATAATACCATCGCTAACAGATTTAACATCTAATCTAGCATGACTGGACCCTGCGATATTTACACGAGCGTTCCAGCTACCGTCATTAGAAACGGAACCTGTCGAGTTACCAAACTCGTTATAAGAATTAGTAAAACTGTAAGAGCCAGAAGCAGTATCATCAGCATCACTACGGAGAAATTGCGATCCCTGCAATCCATCTACAGTGTCAGCATCCCCAACGCTAACACTCAGCGTAGCATTACTAGAGCCATCCCAAGAGACAGAACCTGATGCGTCACCGCTTAGAGAGAGGGTACGAGCAGTGGTCCACTTGTCTGCGTTGGGGTGGTAACCATCTGTAAATACTCTGTTGCTATTCTCATATAGCGTCTTTTGGCTGACATTAGAGTTAGTACCGAAAGTCATAGCAGAGTTAGAGTTGTGCGTTCCCCCTACACCAATCTGAACAGTACCATTATTGGTGACGTAAAAAGTAGCTCTATTACCTACAATACCATAGCCACTGACCTTGATGTTATCCGTAGCCGCAGCGTTATTGTTAGCCCCAATAGCAGATACAATAAGATCACTACTCATAGTATCGCCAGACTTAGATACCTTTGTACCAATGTTAGTAGTCACAGTAGTAGCGAAGTTAGGGTCATCATTTAAAGCCGCTGCTAATTCATTAAGTGTATCTAGGGTTGCAGGAGAACTGTCTACTAAGTTAGCGATTGCTGTATCAGTGTATCCTGTGTAGTAGCTACCGTGTTGACCGTCGAGTAAATCGGCGTCCAGGCCTGAGCCTGAACCGTCATTGCCAGAAGTCCAAGCTGTCGCACCGTTTACTGTTAGAGCTCCGGCGGCAGTAAGTTTCATTTTTTCGGTGCTCCCGGCCGTACCACCAGTTTTAGATGTATTGCCAAATCGCCAACTATAATAGCCGGATGAACCATCAGTTAGACCAAAATTCATACTATTTTCTGCGTTTATAACAGAATTAGCTGTTAAAGCAATATCTGATGTCGTAGTAAAGGTATTTGAGTTTACTGTAAGAGTTTGAACTGTTAAAGTACCACTGGTAGTATCGTTTGTATCACTACGCAAGAAGCTGCCGCTATCAATGCCATCCAGCAAATTACTGTCAGCAGCTTTGCCTGATGTGGACAGCTTACCGTCCAACGCAGTTTGTAGACCGTCTACGTTAGCAATAGTGTGGTTGTGGCTGTCGTCCGCTACAGTAACACTCAACGTAGCATTAGCTGAACCATCCCAAGTTACATTACCAGAAGCATCACCTGAGAGTGACAGAGTACGGGCTGTGGTCCATTTGTCAGCGTTAGGGTGGTAGTGATCACTAAAGTACTGCGTCCACACTGTATCCCATGTGCCGCCAGTCTTACGTCTACCGTACAATGAAACTTTGTTAGCTGCGCCGCCGTATGTCTGTACTAACTGTTGGGGCTGGCTACCATCTGGGATCACAAACATAGCGCCATATGCCGCTGGACTATTAGCTGGGTTAGAACTACCCCAATGCGCTAATGCTCTGGTAGTGTGACC